GTTAAAAAAATAATATTAGATAATTTTGGCTCACTTGATGTAGCAGTAAAAGAAATCAAAAAATATAAACCTCAAACTGACCTTGCTAAAGCTATGGGTCAAGTTAGGAAAGCAACTCAGCCTCTTAAAGAAACTTTAGATAAAATTAATATAATTCCAGAAGCTCTTAAAGAATTAAACAAACAATGGAAAGGTACGCCAGTCGAAGAGGTAATGGATGATGTTATGTTTGCAAAAATAACAGCAAATAAAGCAGAACTTATAAAAGAATTTGGTAAGCCTTTTTTAGATGCTTATGAAAGTTATAAAAAAGGTAAAGGTAAAAAATCAAGAGATGAGCTTGCTAATTTTTTAAAAGATAAAAGAAAAAAAGAACTTAAATCTAGTATTAAAAAGAAAATGGTATCTTCAACTACAATAAGTGAGGGTAAGCCTAGAAAAGCACCAACTTCTTTTCTTGGAAGTTTAATTAAAGAACGTAAATTAACTACTATTCCAACATTAGATTTAGCTACTAATTTAAAAGGTATGAAAGCTAATAAGAAAGCTCCATACGATAGGCCTCCAATAATAGGAACAGGTTTAAAATCATATATGGCTAGACAAAAACCACCTCTCAAAAGTCCAGTAGATGTTATTAAAGCCTTTAAAAAAGATAAGTCTTTGAAGGTTAAATCTTGGGAGAATTTAGTCTGGTTTTTAAGACAAATGAACTATGAGCCTGATGAAGTATTTGAATATGCTCTAACAGCAGTATCAGGAACTAAAGAACGCTGGAATAGACATAGAATTTTTAGGGAATTTGAGACGAATGAATCTGGAGCTATTGAAGATATGTGTAAATATTATAGAGCACATTTAAAAGGTAAACATCCATTGAAGACGTTTTATGGAAATGATTTTTATAGAGATTGGTGTATCAACAATAATGTTATTTTTAAAAGTATAGAAAATTTTAGACAATGTTTAAAGGGAATGGTTAAAGCTTATAATAAAAAATATCCAAAAGATAAGATTCCAGAAAAGCTAAAATAAAACTCTAATACCTCATCACAGTTCAACTGTGGAATTAAAATAACATCACGACTCAACTGTGGAACTGATAAAATGACAGAATTTCTGTGGCGTGTTATGATTAGGACATCTTTGGAACTGAAGTATCTTTTTCAAAGTGTTTGAAGTGAGCTAGAATTGTTATCGAAATATATCTAAAATAATCATAACAGTTTTAGTTGCGAAAGCAAGCAGATTAAATTCTACTTTTATTCTTTCTGTATCTGTCTCACTTCAAATTAAATAACCTGTTCGTATAACGTACTGTGAATGTTCAGTTGCGAACATAGTCATAAATAATACAAGGAGGTATAAATAATATGACAGACATAACACGATATAAAAATGTATCGCTAAATAAAGAAACGTATGCTCAATTAAAAAGGCAATCGAGAATGGTTGTTGATGTTGATTTAAGTATCAGCAAAACAGTTGAGCTAGCTTCAAACATACTACAGAGTATAATTGAAGACCCAGCTTGGGTTAAACCTTTAAAGGGTACACCTGCATATCAATCATACAAGAAAAAACTCTTACTAGAAACGTATGGCCAGATTAAAAGTTTTACTCAGCCATACCAACAACCTAGGGGGGTTAAACAATAAGAATGAAATTAGAAGTAGTAACTAATAAATTTCTTATTAAAGTTGTAAGACAACTTAAATCTATGAGGAGTACCTACAGTAGGTACCACCAGCATGAGATACCGGTAGGTAATCCCATAGAAAAAAATATAAAAAATATTTGTTGTCAACTTGCAAAGTTTAATCGAATTGTGTTAAAAAGAAAAAGAAACGATTCGTTGGATGTTGAAATAAAAAAACGAATAAGTCCTCAAGGGGAGGTCTATGAGGGCGAAATTATAGGAAGGGATAATTAGGGAGGTTAGCTGATGCTGTGAGGTATCAGGCTAATTATTTTGTATATGTATAACAATAATAAATAAGGAGTTATGAAGTATAAGAATATAGATATAGCAGTTGAAAATCTCAGGAAGTTTAAAACTCTTGCTGAATATAAATCTACTTATCCCAAATTCTTTGAGTTTCATATTGAAAAATCTAAGGATGAAAAAAGCTTCTTCCTGAAGATTTGGAAATATCGTTTGATAGTATCTATTGACCGACTTATTCCAGCAAGACTCGCTGGAGTTGAACTCGCTGAAAAAGGTAAGCCAATTTATAAAAAGACTGGCACTAATACTATAGTGAAACTACTTGACCAGCGTAGGTAGTGTGTTATAGTCCTTTGTAGGATAAAACATATAACTAAAAGCAAGTGGAGGACAAAATGGCAAGCTTTACTGAAATAGCCTCAAGATTTTTTAGGCTAAGTTTAGGTAAATATAAGAATGGCTGTAATCTCAATACAGTAATTTTGTTTGATGCAATAAGTCATTTATCACCAGATAAAATGACAGTTGAAAATGCAAATAAGAAATTGGATGAGATATATGGCTTTAAATTTAATTCAGCCACATTAAGTCGTAACAATACGACTTTACAAGAATTAGGTTTAATAAAGTTGGTCGAGTCTACGGATGACAAAAGATATAAGGAAATAAAGCTAGTAACTCCAAAAGGTGTTCAAGCTAAAAAACTTATGTATTCAGATGGAGACCGAATGTGGAAGTATAAATAATAAAGTGAGGTAAATAATAATGGCAAGACAACAACCTGATGGAAAGTGGAGAGCTGATGTTACTGTTAAGGGAGTAAGAAAACAGAAACTTTGTGATTCACAAAAAGAGGCTGAAGATACAGAAAATGGGTTTAAAGAGCAAATACTAGATGGTAAACCTAGAGAAAAAATAAGAGCTAATTCCCAAATAACTTTAAAGCAAGCGTTTGAGAATTGTTTAAATAATCCGGAGGTTGGTTGGTTGCAAGATGGAGAGCCAACTCAGCACGGAAAAAAACAAAAGTATACCGCTAATTCTTTTTATAAGTATTGGGGAGCAAATAAACCTTTAAGAGAAATAAAAAAGGAAGATTGGTATACGTACATAAAACCTTTTAACGAGGGTAAATGGACAAATACCAATAATCGAAGAGCTTGCACTATGAATAAAATATTTAGTCAGGCTTTAGCTGATGGCCACATTAGTCCTGCAAATCTTTTAAAGATTAAGAGAAAAAAAGAAAAGCTAACTATGTGTAGAGCTTACACAAGAGATGAGGAAGTTTCTATTCTCAATGAATGTGATAAGTTTGGTTATCTTGACTTGAAGGATTTTGTAATTTGTTTAATTGATACTGGAGCTTCACCAGAAGATTTAAGAACTGGTAACTCAAAGAATCTTATACGAAATCTTGATGGTTCAGTGACGTTTAATTTCAAACGACTAAAAACAGATATTCCTGTTGTTGTGGGAACTAGAAAACGTACTCAAGATATACTAATAAAGAGAAGCAACCAAAAAAGATTCTTTATGTCAAGCTACAGACAACTTTATAATAGATGGCAGGATGTAAGGGAGCAGTTAGGTAAGTCAGGAGAGCATGATTGGGTATTCTATACTTGTAGACATACTTGTGCATCTCGAATGGCTGACGCTGGTTATACGTTAGCGGTAATAGCTGATTGGCTAGGACACGCACCGAATAGTCCAGTGACAAGAAGATACATTCATTTCTTTCCTAAGAGTAAAGTAAATATTAGTAAGAAAATGGATGAATTTGAAGAAAAGCTTAAAGCAGAACCGGTGCAGATTAAGCACCGAAGTAATTTTTAAGTTTAAATTAATGAGGAGGAATACGGATTTTTTTTCTGGAAGAGACTTAAAATCTACTTACAATAATCCTCATTATAAAACTAATACTCTAGCGTAGCTAGATTGTATATAAATAGCGGAGTTTTAACTTCGTTCACTATTTGTATCAATAGCTACGCAAGTGAAGGAGACTTAAGCACCAAAGCACCAAGTCTCTTTAACAATAACAAATGAGGTAATAATGGAAAAACTAGAAATCGGAAGTAAAGTTAAGACAGTAGTTAAAGGCTATGAAAAAGTTGAAGCTGAGAAAAAGCTTGAACAACAAATGATTAAGGATGGAATTGATAGATTTCACCGGAACATTAGAAAATCCAAATCAAAGAAAAATGAAAATACAGGAAAAGACAAAGAGCCAACTGAAAGTACAACAATCTATGGCCAGCAATTATTACAAGAAGCTATAGAACCAGTAAGTATTGCAATCGGAAAATATTTTGATGAAGCTTACGATGGTCATTCTAAAAAATATGCTAAGTCCGCACAATTATTAGCAAAGTGTATTCCTATTAAGGAAATTGATAATGAGAAGTCTAATAAATGGGATGCGGTAAGTTTAATATCTTTAAAAGCAATATTAGATTCTATTACTCTTGGATGTACTCAAACTAAAGCTACAGTTAAAATTGGAAATTCTTTAGAAGATGAAGCAAGACTTAAATTTTTTCAAGATACTGACTCTAAGACTTATAGTAAAACCAGACATTATCTGAAAAGTAAAAATGATTATCGCTATAAGAAAAAAGTTTATATTTATGCGATGGGTAAACAAGAGCTTGAATGGGGTCACTGGCCTAAAGTAGATAAAGTTCAATTAGGAATGACTCTTTTAGATTTAGTAATTCGAGCTACTGATTTAGTTAAATTACAGCGAAGAGTAGAAGGCCGAAGAAATTCACCAGTCTATGTAGAGTGTACGGAAAAAACTATGGATTGGATTGATAATAAGAAGCTTCATTCAGAAGCATTAAAACCAATGAGAACTCCAATGATAATAAAACCAAAAATTTGGAGTAATCCGTTTAATGGCGGTTATATAACTCATTCATACAAACTAACAGAGGAGAAAAAATAATATGCACTACAATTTATTTAAGTCAAGAAGCAGAGCTTATCTGGAGGAAATGAACAACAGAGCTCACGAAATGCCTGAAATTTATCAATCAGTAAACGCTATGCAAAATACACCTTTTAAAATTAATATTAAGGTTTATCAGGTAGCTAATTCAGCATTTCATAATGGAAGTGTTGTAGGGAGATTACCTAGTACAGAAAATATCCCATTGCCACCTAAGCCACACGATATAGCAACGAATAAAAAAGCTAGAAAACAATGGAAAAGAAAAGCTTCTCAAGTTCATCAAGAGAACGCTGAATTAAAATCTAAAAGATTGTTGATAGATAAGTTGCTCTGGGTCGCTGATTTATATGACCAATATCCTGAGCATTATTATCCTTTGCAGTACGATTTTCGTAGCAGAGTTTATTGTGTACCAATGTTTTTAAATTATCAGGGCAATGATGTAGCTAAAAGTTTATTATTATTTAGCGAAGGTAAACCTTTAGGAACTCCTGAAGCTCTTGATAAGTTAAAAATTCACGGAGCTAATATGTTTGGTATGGATAAAAAAACTCTAAAAGAAAGAGTTAAATGGGTAGATGATAAT